CAGGGAGCGCGGTTGGCGTCGGCTTTACGGACCGGCAGAACCAAGAGTTCGCCAGTTACGTTTTCAACCGTTTGGCGCCCAGTGACGACATCGTCATGGGCGACATGAGCGGTTTCGACGCCTTGCACACCGAGCAAGTTCTCCTCGCGTCTTCGCGAGTCGATGAGCTGTTGGGATGTGCCAGCGACGACTGGAACACCGCGAACCGCCGTTGGGCCTTGATTTCGTCGAGGTCTGTGGCTGTTCTCGGGGGGAGTTTGTATACCAAGGCCCAGAAGGGCATGGTGAACTCCGGCTCCAAGGACACGTCGCGCCGCAACACCTTGTTGTGCCTCTTGTACGTTCACTACATCGCGTTGGCCAGCGGCCAGCGCATCCGTCACGCGGTCGCCAACGGCGACGACCACTTCTCGGTGGGCGTTCAGGATTTGAAAGCGTACGAGGAGCATGCAGCCCTGTGTGGCATCAAACTTCGCGAGGTGAGGAAGTCGCGCAACGAACTGGAGTTTTGCAGCCACGGCTACACTCGCGGTTCGGTCAGCGTTCCCCTCACCTCCTGGGCGAAAGGAGTCTATAGACTCCTGACGCGCACCATCAACGAAGAAGATGCGCTGCAATTTCTGGAGGAGTGCAGATACAACGAGGAGTACGGCCCCATTTTGGAACTCATCAAGATGCAAGCCGGAAAGTAGTGTACGCGCCTGACGAGGGGAGGCGCATACACGATCAAAAGAAAGCGACATAGATTGCTTACTAAAGTTACTGGGTTACTCACAATCTCCCCTTGTGACTTTCACACCCATCTCGAGTTGTTGCAATGGTCAACCGCCAGCGACGCCCCAAGGCGAAACAAGCCAGCAAGGCCGTAGTCAAGTCGACCAGAGCACCTCGGCGTCCGGACCAAACGTCACAGATCGCACACAAAGTGTGCGGTCTGACTGACCCCTTCTGCATCCATGCGGACGGGGCCCGTTGGTCCGATCAAGTCGGGAACGTTTCGACGATTACCTACCAGTCTAGGATTCTCGTCAACGTCCAAAGCAACTCGTCGGGCGATGCCGCGGTCTACTTTGACCCGGCCTACGCCATGAACTCCGTCAATCCGGGAGCCTACCACCAGGCGCTCACGGTCACTGCCGGGGCAGTCACTGCTGCTAACCCCACCACGGTCGGCGACGCCACGCTTGCGTCGCTGCTCGCGAGTAGTGTTACCACTGGTGCGCGAGTCGTTTCCGCGGGAGCGACTTGGTGGGACACCGTGGCCGCAACCGGAGCCGGAGGCTCCGTTATTGCCACGGAAGTCCCCAATTACAAAGCGTACACGAACACGCCGGGAACTTTCTCGTCGACTCAGGCTACGCTTTCGGCGAACGTCATGGTTATGGACCGTCGCAAACACGGGTCTTGGATTTCTAGGCCGTCGAATCCGGCGGCTTACAACTTCCTTAATTCCCAAGATAGCGACGACCTTTACCAGGAGGTTCGCACGGCTTTGATCTTATGCGTCACCGGCCCTCCCAGCCTCACCGTGATTAAGCTCGAGTTGGTTGTCAACTTCGAGTTCACCGTGACGCTAGAAAGCATTTACGGTCGCATCGCAAAGCCGAACCCATCCAACGCTTCCAACCTCCTCGCGGCTCGTGTCGCGGGCAAGGTGGAAAGCGCGATGCAGCCCTTCTTCGAGGGCGGCAAAACGCTTGTTGGGCGCGCGATCGCCACAGTGGCGACGCGTGCGGCGCGCGCTGCGTTAACCGCAGCCGGCGCCTACCTCGGAGGCCCGTCGGGCGCCGTCGTTGGCTACCATGCCATTGACGTCGACTGATGGTCTTTCGGCTACCAGCTCATGTCGTGAAACCGAG